ATGGACGACATTGATACAAATCTTGACGAACTTAACGCTATTGATTTATCCCCCTTAATTCATAGCAAACTGGCAGTTACCTGTTTTGATATCACCGAATATCTTTCGAGACTGGATAGGAATTCCGGGGTGAGACTGCTAATCCATATTTGCGATTTTCACTTTCGGCCTGATAATCCACAGGCCCCATTTGGTCCAAAATTTCAAAGCAGTCTAGGTAGATCGGCAGTTCCAGAAGACTTTAATGAGTTGACACTAGAGGTACTTTCTCAGTTTTGCCCGACGATAGCTTTACCCGAGCTTCAGGCACGAATTGCTGACATGCTTTGGGTCCGTAAAGTTGGGGGAGGTATCCATTTTCCTTTGCTGGCAGTTCGCGCTTATTACGCGTCATGTCAGGCCATTATGACATCGCAAGGGGGATGGGTTAATGCTATTGAGCGTTTAGAGCGTGCACTACGGCTTTGTTGTTTTTTCCGAAAGAATGCTGATTTCAGTGCTGAATTAGATCAACTATCGACATATCTTCTGGCAGAGTACGGCCGTACCAAACTACAAGCGGACTCACCCTACCCATTACGACTCATGCGACTCGCATTCGATTGTAGAGTGAGTGAGTCCTCTTTTATTGTTCAAGAACTCCTATATCTGTCAAAAAGCTATTTGGAGCAAAAACTTTTTTCATTTGCAGTTGATGCCTGTAAAACAGCAATCCCGATTGCAAATAGTTGCAGCGACAGGGATACACAGTCTGAGTTCTGGCGCCTCCTTGCAGATACGTATCTGAAAGAATCAGAATTCCAAGATGGTGGCATGATTTCTGCCGCCTGCGTGCAGAATGCAATTGAAGCACTGGCTAATATTCCAGGAACCCGAGCAGAACGTCTTGCATTGTATGAAGAGATGCGAGATTACCAAATCGAGACCCGTCACCAGATGGCCATTCTTCAGTCTCAGCCTCAGGACATCAGTCAGATTGTTCATCAGGCCAGAAACCGAGTCGTAGGAAGAGATTTGTTTGATATGGTTTTCAGACTGGCGATGCTGGTCAGTCGGCCCACTAGCATTGAGGGACTAAAGGCTCAAGCTATAGAACAAAAGGCCAAAAGCATAGCCTGGATGTTTGGAACCACTCATGTTGATCATGAAGGAATGACCGTTGCCCGTATACCCGCAGGAATAGGGATTGATGATGCAGATGGAGAAGTTATCTGGCCTATGATGATGCAGGGAATGCGAATAGATCATGAGTTAGCCGTCGTCGGGCAAATTATCCCGGCTACGGATGAGATAACAATGACGTATACAATCTCGGAGGTGTTTTTTCGCGATTTGTTTATCGATCACCCCTTTATCCCGTTTGGGCATGAAGAGTTTTTCATCAAAGGGGTCGTTTACGGTTTCAATGGAGACTTTCTAACGGCTTGCCATGTGCTAATACCTCAGATTGAAAACAGTCTACGATATGTGGCGAAGATCAAAGGTGAAGAGCCCTCTCAACTTCATGGGGATGGCTCACAGGAAAGAAATGGTCTCAAGGGATTACTGGATAATCCACTGATCATTGAAGCTTTAGGTGTGGATTTGATTGGCAATCTGCAGGCCTTACTCGTAGATAAAATCTATGGTGACTTACGAAATCAGCTTGCACACGGTTATATGCCTGCCAATTATTACAACCAATCTTCCTGCATTTTTACTTGGTGGCTTGTACTGCGTATCCTCATGCTTCCTACAGTTAAATACTGGCAAGCTATTTACGGAAAAGAGAGTAAAGTTCAGGCTCACAGCGAGCATATTAACGAAGTTAAAACGCCCTAATAATTATTCGAAGTCCGTTTATGCCACATAGCAACCCTCAAGACGGCAACTCGTCGTCATGGGGTGTCGGGGGTCGGAGGTTCAAATCCTCTCGTGCCGACCAAAAATCCTCTAAGAACCAGCCTGTTACGGCTGGTTTTTTGTGCCTGTTTTCTGAACGGGGAAGCTATGGGGAATAATCGGGGAAAAACCCCGACACAAAACATCGGCTTTACCGTAAAGTTTCAGCTATTCACATAACCGGGCAGTCATCAAACTCCGCGTTCCTGGCATCATTAATGATGTACGTGATCACCCCGAATATAGCGGGTGCAGAACTGTAACCGCCATCATCTACTGGCAGCGCCTCCCTTCTCCCGTTTTCCAGATTTATCAGGTGGGGCTGAGGGTGAGTTCGGTATCGCTTGATCCTGAATTCCCCGTCTATTGCACATATCAGTAGTGAACCATCGCAGGCAGTAAGTGATGCATCCACAACAAGCAACGCCCCCTGGAGTATTCCTTCCCTGAAATGTGAACGCGATGCCCGCATGAAATAAGTCGCTGCGGGCTGGCTGATTAGTTGCTGATCGAGGGAGATTCGTGTTTCAACATAATCTGCCGCAGGTGAAGGAAAGCCCATGTTTATGCCCTCTCTTGAATACCGGGTAAAAACACAGTATAAATACTGTATATCCATCCAGTAAAGGAGTAATAATCAATGTTCGTGGAACTCGTTTATGACAAAAGGAATTTTGATGGTCTGCCTGGTGCAAAAGATATCATTCTGGGCGAATTGAGTAAGAGGGTTCACCGGATTTTTCCGGATGCTGATGTCCGGGTAAAACCGATGATGACATTGCCGGCGATCAACACTGACGCCAGCAAGCATGAAAAGGAACAGATAAGCCGTACTGTTCAGGAAATGTTTGAAGAGGCTGATATGTGGCTGGTTTCAGATTAAACGCCTTGAACCGTCATATTACTTAAGTACAATCCGCCGTGACTGGCAATCATTCAATACTCGCACTATCGAACGTTCGCCAGTCGGCCGCAATCATGCTCTTGCATACGGCGTGGTTGCGGCAACCGTCAATTTTGCTGGCTACCTTTCAGCGTCTCAATCACATTCTTCAGGGAATTGAGTTCAGACATCTGTTCCTTCATCGCTCTGCCCATATAAACCATAGCGCAGGCCATATCGGCCATAATGACATTATTATCAAGGGCAAGGGTATCGTCTTTGAGACCAACCTCAATCTGATGGTCAACATATTCGTTACCGGACTCATCCACACCAACAACGTCCTCAAAAACAGGTCCACCAGGCACTATCTTTACGTACTGCGGATCAACTTTAGTCAGATCCTGGGCAATAAGGCCAAAACGCTGTGTATCCGACCCCTTATACTTAAACATGGTCGGCAACCACTGCATGACACGGTCGAAACTGTCTTTCCCGTCCCGATATTGAATATCTTCTTTGAGATCGCGGTCTGACGTCGCATTCTTGGCGAACACGAACGATCCCTGCCAGCCTGACCCGGATTCGTTCCATACATCAGTAGTGATATCACCAGACTGAGGATTGAATCTGAACATCCTGTGAAATCTGGCATCGCCCATAAAATGTAAGACTCCGTGGGGCCAAGAGTTGGCCCCCGTGGCAATGATACCAAGCGACAATCGGGTGCTATATCCTCCTGTTGATGAAGACCCCCCAGAAACAATTGGTGCCCAACCCTCATCGTTTCCACCAATAATGGACGACCAGTAAGGTGTGGTCCAGGGGCCGTCAACATCCCCCCAGCCCCCATGTTGGCACGAACCCCAAAAACCGCGTGGTGATTGTACAACTCCGCCATAACCAGAAAGAAAGTTGAAACGGTATGTGACTGCACCTGAGCCAAAACTACTTGCGATTAAAGCAATGGCATCAAGATAATTTCCCGCGCCTCGTATCCCGCCAAACTGGTAGAACGAATTCCCCATCCATCCCTGCAACTGGTTCATCATCCAGCCCTGTTCACCATCAACGTTATTCGACGTCAGTAAAATATCCTTCTTGACGCCTTCAGTGCTTTTGACGCCTGTACCTGACCCACCCGCCACCGAATTGACGCCACGGGAGCCAAGAACACTACCGAATGTAACATCCTGAGAGTTTCCCAAAGTGAGATTATCGCGGGCCGCATTTTTATCAGGCAGATCGGCCAGGGCCTGGCTTTTCAACAACGCATTATTGACCTGCTCAATAATGCTTTTCCATGATGGTCCGGTAAACTCCGAATTGTCAGGAAGCCTGACAGTAATATTGCCGTTCGCAGAGAATAACAGTTGCCAGTTCTGTTTGTCGTAGTTCAGTCCGCGCAGTGCCTCCGCGCTTTGAGCCACCAGCGCCGCGGTAACCATATTCAGCGCAATACGAGGAACAGCTGACCAGGCCGCGCCAGATTGGGTTGGCCCGGTGTAATTGCTGACCAGCATCAACGCTGTACCACTTTCCACGGACTTAACCGGAAGCGTATAGGGAACACCACCGACCGTAACAACAATAAAATCTCCGGCCGCCACCTCGGTGGTAAACGCGGTCCCGCTGCCAGCGACCGCAGCAGAGTTATTCGTCAGGGTTAAGGTTCCTGCTGACATAGTTTTTCCTCAGTACATGTTAGGAATAATAAGAATGGGCATGGCGATATTTCTGTTTCGGGTCATATCCCATGAACCGGAATTACGGTTTGCAAACACTTTGTTGTAGGCTGACCTGACGCTGCCGCCAGACATGACCACGCCTTTGGTTCTGATATTTCCCCATCCACCACTCATACGCACCTGCACGCCGGTATAGACTATCTGGCAGAACCCGCCGCCTATATCCTGGAAGGCATCGGTGATCTGGATTTGTCGGTCATATACAAAGGGGCGTTTCAGCGTGGAGAATGTCACCTGGCCTGCGGCGTTGGTCATCGTGATACCGTCGCCACCGACAGGTGCGGTCTGATTGAATATCACCAGGTCAATCGTCGCCGTGCCGGCCACGTCATCCCGCCCTGTGTAGGAAATGTCGCGCACGATGATACTGCCGCCGTCAAACCCCACCGACACATTCGGGTTATCCCATTTGCCAAAAGGAATACCGCTGACCGGAAGCGGCGCGCTGCCGTTAACCATAATGCGTCCCGACCAGGCGCAGGTCATCAGCGCAGCCTGATTAGATATGGCGGTGAAGTCAGTCGAGTTTGAAACCAGTAATCCTTCGTTATACGTCGCCGCAGGGAGCAGCTCCATAACGTAGCCTGACCAGTCGGGGACAATGCTTTTCCCTCCGATTGTCTCAGCCCCGATGATTACCCCGGAATTACCGTTGCGGGTGACGCCGGTCATAATGGCCACATCAAATTCAGCATAGGAATAGATGTAAATGGGGTTGGTTGGCACCACGATAACCTGTGAACCTGCAACAAGTGGCGTATTGACCGGATACTGCATGAACTGGGATGACCAGCCCGAGAACGATGTACAAAAACTCGGGGCTCGCAGCCCCGCAGTAATTGCCATCACCGGACGTCCATCGTTATAGTCGATTAATATCCCCTCCGGCATATCACCACCTCCCGACTACAACCCGACCACCACCGGACAAATTGACCGTCAGCCCATTCCCGTTGATGACGACAGTGTTATTGGTGCCATTAAATGCAAACTGGCCACTGTCAGCGTAAAGTTTGCCATGTAATTCAGCGTTTCCATTTTTATCAATGCGCCAGCCTGCTGAACCCGCAACGAAGTTATTCGACTGGATAAAATTACCAATTTTGGCATTGGTAATGCTGCCATCCTGAATAAACGCATCGCTGATAAATACCTGACCATTGACCACCGCAAACGGTGAATATTGCGTGTTGCCACTACCACTCATCAGGACGAACTGATTAGCGTTAAATCCGACGCGGGTGACTACCGGCTTACCCGCTTCCGCCAGCACCGCGATCGACATCCCGGCGTTATACATCACACCGTTTATTCGAACTCCGGTTTTAAGGGTGTAAATTGCAGATGCCCCGGTCGCATCAACCACGGCGGTGAGCTTATCTTCCAGCGCGGCAGTCACATCATTGAACTGCGCCTGCACCTGCGTGGACATTTCAGCCATGGCCTTATCGACCTGTGCAATGGTCGTTTTGACCACCAGAATATCCGCACGTACTTCACCGTACTGCGCCCACTGGTGCTCAACTGTTCCATGGTTGGCCAGCGCATTCTGCAATGCGGCTTCGAGGTTGGTATCAATGTCGCCTGTCAGGCGGTCACCGTCGGCAGATGTGAGAAAGTCATCTGCAATATCGCCCAGGTAGTCGTCAGCATTCGCATTAGATTCTCCACGAACCCAGTCGGTCCAGCCTGATTCATTACCCGTTCTGTCTACCAGTTGCGCGCGGTACCAGAATTCCTGCCCCGCTTTTAAACCCAGTTGGGTGTATTCGGCAGACGGATAAGGCACATCCGACAGCAACAGAGGATTCGAGAAATCACTGTTCGCGGTGTACTGAATTTCCGTTTTCAGCGTGTCCCCGGTGTTAGCCGGGAATCCCCAGTTCAGGCGAATCCCCCAGTTGATCGGAGTTGTCGCAAAGCCGACAGGTTTCGGTGGATTTCCCACCTTGCCCGTCAGCGTTTTCTCTTCGGAGTAGCCCCAGCCAGAGGAAATTTCAGCGGCATTAATGGCACGCACACGCACGAGGTAGCGCCCTGCATAAATACCCGATACATCAAATGAGGTGGTGGAGCTGCGCGGCACGTTTACCCAGTTACCATCATTGCGGCGCCACTGTGCCTCGTAGGCGATAGCATTCTGCGCCTGATCCCAGCTCACACGCATGGTTTCGACGCTGATATTCTGCTGCACCACTGAAAACGAGCTGATCACAATGTTAGCCGGCGGCGACTGGTTACCCGGCGGGATCACACTCACCGGCCGCTGGTCAATGATGGCTCCGGTATCGATACGGGCATATTTATCAGGGTCGTGCCATGCGCCGGTAATCGAGAAGGTACCATCATTGTTATCGGAGACACTGACAACACGATACTGCTGGGCGTAGAGTTCATCTGACTCAACCACCCATACAGCTTCGGCCTGTGGTGTCTCACTGTATGCCGTGGTGACTGTGACTGATTCCCCGTTAACCGCCTGAATAGTCCTGCTCTGTGACGCACCGGAAGGAAGATTGAGAATAAGGCGATCGCCTGCTGCTGCATCAGCTACGCGGTCAAGTTTAATCACGCGACCGTTAACAGCACTGATGCGGCCGCCCATAACTTTGCCGGACAGAAGCTCGTCTGACACGGCGATGATGTATCCCGGCTGCGGAATGTTTCCGTCCAGGCCAACATCAAACGAAACAACGCGATCCTTGTTGTTGGTGAGAATACCCCAGCGACCCTTTCGGTTCGCTTCTGACTGCCGGGTACAGCCGATGGCTGTCATTTCCAGCTGATTAAATCCGTACCGGGCCACCAGAGGCTGCTCAAACACTGGCTCCATCGCATCAGCATAGGCGTTACCCGGATCAGACCAGGAAACCAGCGCTGTTGTATAGCGCGTTTTTGTCGTGCTGCTGGAATAGGTAAAGCGTCCGTCGATAACGTTAGCGCGGGTGTAAGCGTAATCCACATCTCTCGGCATATCGGCAAGCGCAACAATCTGATCACCGCCCCAGTACGTCATACCCCGGAATATAGCCGCAAAGTCACGCAGCACAGTGTAAGCGTCATTCCTGTCCTGAACATAGACGTTACAGGTATAGCGTGGTTCGGTCCCGTTTCCACCCTTTCCATCCGGTACCGACTGATCGCAATACTGCGACACCTGGTACAACGTCCATTTATCGATGTTGGCTGCAGTCAGGCGATTACCCAGACCAAAGCGATCGGTAATCACCAGATCGTAAAATATCCACGCAGGGTTATCAGTCCACGCCCACTTAAACGCGCCCTGCCATGTACCGCTGTAAGCCCTCGTTTCAGGGTCGTAATTATCAGGAACACGGATCACGCGCCCGCGAGGCTCACAGGAGATCTGCGGTATTGAACCATTAAACTGACTCGAGTCGAATTCGATGTACAGCAGCGCGGTATTCGGGTAGCGCAGCTTGGCGTCAATCACCTCGGTAAAACTCTGCAGCGTCATCGTGTCACCGATCTTCGCGCTGTTTGCATCAGTGGTGATCTTACGCAGTCGGATTGTCCAGGTGCTGCCAGTCTGCGGTAAATCAATACGGTGGCTGCGCTCATAACCAGACGTCGTTTTGCCGGTTACGCTGGTATTAAGAACGGTTTGCCAGGTCCCACCATCAGTCTGCAGGTCTATCGCATAATTGATGGAATACCCTACCAGATCGCCGTTGTCCTCCTGCTTAAACAGTGAAGGCCATTTCAGTCGGAGGCGAACGGCTGATAGTTGGGTGTTGGTGAAGGTGCGCGTCCAGGCAGTAGCGCTTGATACTTCAGTTCCAACATTGATTTCGTTTTCGGTACCGGGAATGCCCTGAATGTAATTTTGTGCCTGCGTTCCCGCGCGAAACTCCCACGTTACGCCGCTAAAGTTTTGGGAGCCGTCGAAGTTTTCCAACGCAGTGCCGTCCAGGTAGATATTTTTTCCGGTTAATTGCCCTGCAAATTCCCCTTCCCCAAGCGCAACGAGGATTTTAGCCTTCGCTACAGATTGCAGATCATCAGGCTGTTCGGTAGGGGTTCGGGAACTGGAACTGCCGCCCTTGCGGCCTTTAATCTGGGTTGTTGTAGCCATATTGCGCCCATAAAAAAAGCCACCATCTGGTAGCCTGAAAGGAAGATTATTTTGTTACTGCTGGTCTTCGACGTATATACCGGCAGAGATGATCGCCCCACCAATACGCCTGCGTCCGTATAGAAGCGGAACTGGATTACCCTGAGCAGCAGTGTTAGTTACACCACCGAATGCACATGATGCCCGATTTTCGGCATCCTGTTTGCTGGCAAGTCCTGCTGGCTGTGGCGAAAGCATCTGAACAACACCACCAAGCATCATTGCAGCGCCTAGTTTTGCAGCGCCATAGCCTACTGCTGATAAAGTTCCGCCCGATAAATATCCGACTGCAACACCAACGACAACAAGGACAGCCCCTAAAACTGTTTGAAGTAGGCCAGCCTTTTTACTGCCAATTACAACAGGGATAATTCTTATCACCTCTCCTGTAACTGGAAAACATAAATCATCTTTTCCAATATTTCTTTTACCTTTAAATACAGCATACGTTAGACCACGATTTTTACTCGTATTTAAATATTGCTCAAATCCACAAATTGTTTTTGATAATGCATTGATAGCCTCTGCTGTTGTACGTATTAGTCTGTTATGGGTTCTACCAAATGTTTTACCTAACGCGCCACCTAGCTCAATCCTAGTCATTATTTCTTGCATATTTACCCCATAAAAAAGGCCACTCGCAAGTGGCCTTTTTAATTAAAATCACATACATGATTTTGCTGCATTTGCCCAGTGGTCATTCCATCCTCTAGCAACAGCGTAAACTTTAACATCACTGCCACTACCTGAAGACTTATCAATATTAACAATAGATAAAGCGCCAAAGATATCATCTGATGCAGTTATTTTATACCCTGATGCAGTCGGTATACTTGTACTAGATGCACGTAATTCAAGCCATTTTGGAGCAATACATCTGTTAACCGTATCAATGTCTTTATCGGTGTGCATTTCAAATATTGGTTTCTGCGCTTCGAGAGACCCGGTACTACAGGCGGTTAGAAGAGCGCAAAAAATTAAAGAAAGTAGCTTTTTCAAAATTAACCTCATGCATTACAGATTATCACTTTTTTTAGCCTGTTCTGACTCTGGTCTATACGTAACAGTAACAAAATTAGATATACCGTCAATAATAGTATGGCTAAGATTTACGTTCATACCAGAAACATTCCAAACTATCTCTTTATATGGCTCTTTATAAATAGGGGTGCCATATTTTTGTGTCAAAAGTGAATCAACAGATTGAAATAACCCTTTATTGATATTTACAAATTTATTATCGATAGACTGCACTATAACCTGTACAAGCTTACTTTCCTTAAATTGATATACGACTTTGAAATTCCCACCACCGATTTCAACTTTATCAACTCCAACGAGTCCTAATGTTTCATAGTATTCCAATGGGGGAGTGATTTTATGAACCTTACCATTTTCAGCACCAATTACCGCTTCTGGGCTCATCCCCCAAGAAGTGTTTCCATACCCTTTGACGCTATCATATGCCATTGATAATGAAGAAAAAAATAATAAAGCCAGTGCAAGTAGATGGTTTTTCATGTCTTTCCCTTGTTAACATGCAACGAGGTAATTAAACCATCTTGAATGAATAGAAGACAACACCAAACATTCATAAATCAATGCGCTATACAGCTTTTTAACTTGCGAAATCACGATACCTTAGAATCTTCATTGTTCTTTCTTGCCAGTAGCCGCCGTATGGCACACGCTGGCTGAGGTGCCCATACAGGTGATGCAACAGCATGTTACCTTCCAGCAGAATTCCCGCGTGATTCCACTTATTGGCCTGGACCTGCATGATCACCATATCACCAGGCTGCGGTACGCCACTGAATTCACGGAATCCGCATTCATACCAGCAATCGTGGTAGAAGTTTTCGGGGTAACTGTCTTCCCACCAGGGGTAATCGACGCGATAGTCCTTCAGTTCAATAGCATGCGTCTGCCGGAAGTAACTCATTACCAGTCCCCAGCAGTCAAAATGACCAAGAACAAACGGTCGTTCCAGCAGCGGCAACTCGCCCCGCGGCTGAATGGTGCGTAAATCCCCTTCTGGCCAGCTGACGATATGCCACGGAAGCAGTGTAGCGTCGCACTGTGCCTTATCCAGTTCACTTGGCTGCGTCGTGGCATCCGGGTGGCTGTGGACAATGGCAATCACTGTTCCCCTGTCTTCAGCAGCAGCGTAATCCTCCGGCGACAGGTGGAAATGCTCTGTCGGATCGGTTGCCAGATTGCGGCAGGGAATGTACCGCTGCACCCTGCTTTTTTGCACCACCACACCACAGCACTCCCGCGGGTATTCGGCGGCGGCATGCGCCATGATGGCATCGATAATTTTCTGTCGCATATCAGCTCCTGATAAGGGAAGTGCCCGGAAAACCACCAAACGGCAGCTCGTTTCCGTCGCCGAAGCGAAGTTTGCACGCCGTCAGTGTGCCCGAGCATTCATCCAGCGAGGGATCATCAACCGGGTTGTTGTGCTTGTCGAAATAACGCGTCCCGGCATAGTCGCATCCATCACCGGAGCGGTATTTGTTACGGATACACCAGGTACAAAGCGAATGTAGCTGGCGTGTCGGGATCATCAGACCCTGCAGATCCATCGGGCTGGACAACGTAAACGCCACCACTTCGTTGGTTTCAGTGCTCTTGGCGTCTATATAAAACACCTTCAGCTTTTCCTGCTGAGGATCCGCAGACGGGTTGCCCTCCGGATAATTTTTCGCATCCAGATACTGCGTCAGCGTGTCATGAATCGTGACCTTTGCCTGCAGCAGGTCATCATAAGCAAGACACAGCGCCGTAATGGAACTGTCCAGGTTAGCGACCGACAGCGTCGGCTGCGCGCTGGTCCCGTCGGTCGCCGTCTCAATACCCTCGATCTGGCAGGGCCAGGCTCTATATTCATGCCCCTGCCACCAGATCGATTTCGCCGGTAGCTTATTTTCATCTCCACCAGCAGCGGCGATTTCATCGGCAGTGTGGGCAATATTGTGGGCGTGGAAGCGGAGAACGTCGGAAACACCAAATGCGGTGCCATCGACATCAAAAAGCCGGACAACATTGCCCGGCTCAAGTTTCTGATAATCACTATTTAAGCTCATGGTGCAAACGCCTGTTCAAAGGTGGCTGATACGGTTTCCACCGTTTTACTTTTGGTGATGCGCTGCAGGCTCTCTGCCTCAACGCGCCACAGCGCAAGATCACCGCCTGGCGGGGTAAAGGAAAATGATTTCGTCTTATGGCGCCGCAGGAAAGCATAAATATCCCGGACGGTTTGCGGTTCGCCGGTAAATGAAAACTCATAACTGAGCGTTTCATCATTCAGCCCGGCACCTGACACCTGCTTATAGCCATCACCAAACTGCGCCGTACGGACGGTATCCTTACTTTTCAGGGTCGGCTGGCTGGATGCTTTAATCCGCCACGCAAAATGCTCAATCGCCATTGCTTACCTCTGTTTTGTTGCATTCCAGATAATGCCTCCGGGTCGGACCTCTCTGGTGATACCTTCTCTGATGGAATTGTTGATCACCTGCTGATAAGCTTTCCCCAGCGCATCGCCGTTTCCTTTCTGCTGACCGGAATCCCCCTGGCCTGTTGTAACCGAAACCGGTGCATACACGCTGACACCAAAAGGAGAAGCAACGCCACCGCCACTCCCCCCGACCAGACCACCAGTCGCATAGCCGCGCATCATGCGATAAAGGTTGCCGACACCTATTCGGTTGGTGGCTTCCTGCGTAAAGACAAACTCTCCACGGTGCACCACACCTGCAGGCTCATACTTACCGCCGGATCCGGTATAACCACCGCCAGCGAAACCCAGCGCTGACGTGGCGGAACTGACCAGGCCGGCCATGGCCTGCTTCATCAGGATCTGCGTCAGCATCGACAACGTGGAACGGGTGAAATCTGCCCAGTTTGCTTTCCCTGTCGTCAGCATATCGGCCATATTCTGGCTGATACCATCGAATGTGGCTGAAGCAGCGGACTTCATCGAACCATAGGCATCAGCTGCTGAATCGGCATAGTCAGCCCACGCTGATTTCGCCCCAGCCTGCCAGTTACCACGGAGCTCGTCCTGTGCAGCATAATATTTCTTCAGTGCGTCCAGTTCGTTCTGATAATCCTGATCGGTGTCCGTACCGCCGGCATTCATCCAGCCCTGCCGCAGCTGTGCCTCTTCGTTTTGCCGCTGCGAGCCGCGACTGCTCATGCTGCCCCCGGCCACCAGCGCTCTGGTTTTCTCCCCGATCTGGGTAACGTACTTCTGCGAGCTGTCCTGAAGGCGGTTTAACCGCTCCTGGGCAACAATCTGATCGCCAAGCCGGGCATTCACTTCGGCCCGCGCCAGTACCTCGTCTTTATTCGCCAGCACCGATTTTTCATCGGCGGTCAACGCGCGTTTTTTGGCGGCTTCTTCCAGCACCGAAAAGCGGGATTGTTGTTTCCACAATTCCTGCCGCTGCTGGCTGATGGTATCCGTGATGCTCTTATGCTCCTGCAGAGTGCGTAACTGCGCCTCCAGCTCCAGCGTCTGTGCGCTGGCAGTATCGACACTTTTTACACCTGCAGGTGTTTTTACCGCTGAAGGGGCTTTGGGTTTCTTCAGCGAGTCGTCGTATTCTTTTTTCGCAGCTTCCAGATTGATGTTGTAGTCAGCCTGGAGGATCCGTCCGTCTTTCAGCGCCTTGTTCAGTTCATTCTGACGGGCCGTGTACTTCTCCAGCGCAGTCTGCGTCTTTGCATAATTCGACTGCGCCTGTGCGGCATACTTCTGGCGGTCAGATTCAATCACCGCCTCGCGGGCTGCGTTATCCTCAGTTGCCTTTGCCACACTGGCCTGCTGTTGCGCCATTTCCAGTGCAAGTCGTGCAGATTCCCGATCGTTCCAGTAGCTGGCGCGCGCATCATCATTGACATAACCATCACCTTTACGCAGATTCCAGATTTCATCCGCCCGCTTAAAGGCCGCTTCAGCTTTGGCAACCATCTCCTGCGTGGTGTCAGGCCGCCCGATATCGAGTGCCGCATCCCACATCGATTTAAAGGCGCGCTTCAGGCTGTCGGCAGCAGACTCAATCGACCCCATATTTTCGCGCAGGCTCTTTGTCTGCTCACGAAAACCGTTCGTCGCCGCATCATTAGCCGCCTGCAGCGCCCCTGCTTCATCACCGGCGCGTTGCAGTTGCGCCACATAAGCAATCTGTTCCGCGGTAACGTTGTGGAACTGCTGCGCCATGGCAATCAGACCAGAGGTCGGATCGTTCGTCAGTTTGCCGAATGCCGCCGCCACCTTATCGACCGGCACACCCGACGCATCGGTAAATTTCGCTACCGCCTGACTCATCTCATCGAACCTGGCACCGGCACGCACTCCGGCGTTGACCAGCTCCGTCAACGCGCCGCTGGTCTGGTTAAACGTGAGTCCCGCCTGCTCGCCGGATTTCGCCAGCACCAGCATGCGGTTTGAGGTCAGCCCGGCAGTGTTACCGGACAGGACCAGCGTTTTGTTGAAATCAGACAGCGTGGACGAGCCCTGATACCAGGCGTAAACCATCGCGCCGGTAGCGGCTGCCAGCGCGCCAACCCCCACCATCACCGGCGATATGGTGCCCAGCAGCGCCCTGAAGGTCGGCATAATACCGCCGAAGGAGTCTTTCACCTGCCCGCCCTGCTGCAGCAGGATGAGCCATGGGCTCTGCCCACCGGCCAGTTGAGTGGCGATATCCGTAAACTGCGCAGGCAGCATACGCATCGCCGCGTTGTACTGCCCTACAGAAATACCGACCTTCTTCGCGGCGCTCTCCTGACGGGTAAATGACTGCTGGACCTTCAGCGCTGAGTCATTCGCTGCGTCACCCGTCTGCTTAAACTGCCGTTTTACATACTCCATCTGCTCGTTGAACTTTGACGAATTAACGTCAAGGTTAACGACCAGGTCACCCACTGCCGTCTGGGCCATAGCGAACACCTCCTGAAATGCCCTCGGCCTTTGCCATCAACACAGCGTCACCAGGTTCATCATCGGCAATATCCTCCGCAGAAGGTGAAAGCAGGCTGAAGCTGGCAGGGGTTGATGTGGTTTTGGGGTCAAGCGCGGTAATGACGATATGCATCAGCGAGGAAAAATGTGCATCCAGTTGCGCATCATTAAAAAAATTGTCCTGGTAGAACGTTCGCCAGTCGGCGTATTCCGTTGACGACATACCAGCAAGCATGGCGCGCCAGTCCGGGCGGCGAAATTCACGCGCCAGTTTCAGGACGAATGTCAGCTCGCTGGCGAGGACTTTTCCAGACTGACCGGCTCAGTCACAGCGATATCCTCTGGATCATCCGCTTCCTGCAGCGGCACCATGCCGGATAACAGCTTCACGCTGTACTCTGCTGCGGAAACAATCTCCAGTGGCCAGGTCATCAGCACCTCATTCTGGATCTGCTCAACATCTTCTTTCGGCGTTTTGTGCGTCCCTTTCAGGGGGTGGCCATGCCATAACGACATGGCCACCAGCAGTGCGCCGGATTTAATCGTCATATCCATCGCCGCCTGCATGTCGGCATCGGTGATACTTTCCAGCGCCTTCAGGTGTTCAAGATGCTCAATACGCTGCAGTGCCGACAGTTCGTAGAGCGTGACTGTATTACCGTTACGTTCGAACGGTTCACTTTTTAAAAACATGGGTTACTCCAGAAAGCGGGGCCACAGCCCCGGAGGTCAGGAAACGGTGACTTTACAGGTCGCAACAAACAGCCCGTCGTTGGTCATTACGATAATGTCAGCGGTTCCGGCGGCAATACCGGTGACCGTCAGCACCGTACCGGCGACAGCCACCGTGGCTTTACCTGCATCCGTGGTGGTGGCCCGGAAAGATGGATCGCTCGCGCTGGCTGGCGCCACGGTGACATTCAGCGTGGTGGTGGCAGCAACTGCAACGGTGGTGGTCGCTTTATCCAGGCTGACGCCGGTTACGTCGATCACTGCAACAGCAGTGTCTTCCGCAAGGCCTGGTTTGCCGTTGTTGCTGATTTTGACAGAACGGGTAATGGTGTCTTTTGCCGTCACCGTTTTACCCAGGCTGCTCACCCAGCCACGGAACACATCGATGGCGCCATTCGGGTATTTGATTTTGTACGCCAGTACGGTACCGTCATCAAACCAGCGAACCAGATCCTGCTGCCCGCTCTCGGCAGGTTTCCAGGCCAGCGTAAAACTGGCCTCCCCCGCCGATTTCTGCCCCTGCGAGGTAGCAGTCCAGTCGGCATCATCGTCGTCCAGGTAGGTATCGTCGTTTGATTCGGCAGTCAGTTCGCCGGGCTGCAGGTCTTTAATCTTTGCCAGCCGCGTCCAGTCAACATCCGATACCGGGTTGGCGAACGGGTTACCCGATCCGGAATAAATCCAGAGCGTGGTGGTGGCACCCTTTACTGGCGCCAGTGGGTTTGGTGTAGTCATTACGTCCTCACATAATGTAGCTGATGGAGTAACTGAGGTCGGCAGATCCCCACGTCATGGCCTCTTCATCGCGCTGATAGTCATATCCCTGAGCCGCCATCAATTCGAGAAGATTTGCCAGTTCGGGAACATCAGCCATTGCCGGATAGATGCGGTCCTCCATCCAGGAATCCAGAGCACTGTCTGTAGCCGTGGCTTTCAGAAACACCTCAACATGCAGCACGGCTGTCCACATATCTTCATCAACACTTTCATCCGAGGCCCGGGCGTCAGAAAGGTAAACCGCTACCGCCGGAAGATCCTGCTCATCCAGAAACCCAGGACGACCGTCGAACCATGTCACTGCATCTGAGATATTGCGCTGGAGCGCGGTTAGTACGGCTTTGCGGATATCACTGTTTTTCATCGTTTAAGGATCAACCTCAGTTGGTTAGACAGGTTTTGTCGCATAATTTGCGGCATACGTTCGTCCATAAGTTTTGGCACTTCAGCCCGGAATGTCTCGGTCAGGGGAATGGCCAGGGGAATACTGACCACTTCAATTGGATACCGGCTCTTCGTGGTACGCCGCAAAATATGCCAGCGGCCGTTTGCCAGTTGCTGAATAAAGGCCCCTGGGAAACGGAAACGCCCTACACGTAGCTCACTGTTCGTACCAGACTTATCCCGTTTACGCCGGGACAGACGCATGCTGGATGGTCCCAGTTTGATAGCAGGAAGATTACCGCGGTTTATGCGAATCAGAGCGCGCGGCTTCGCCACCGTTGCCCGGCGTACCCGCGCACGCTGCCTGACCAGTTTTCGGGGGACGCGGGTTGATTTCGCGACAGCGGACACACTGCGATTGACCGCCTGTGTGGCGATACGATTCACCGTCTGGGCGGAAGCGCGCGGTACAGCTTTTTTACTGATGCTGTTCAGGTTAGCAATGGCCTGCTCCAGCCCCTTAATCGACATATTCCCCCCTGCTTATTCGATAAAGATGCGTGGCTTGCTGTTAAAGCGTTCGTGGCGGGTAAGATGAAATTCCTCCCCTTCAAAAATCACCACGTCATTACGGCGCGGCCTGTATCCTGCAGTAAACACCACCAGTGACCGCCCTGTTCCGCTCAAAGGCCCCATTTCTTCCAGAAACTCAGCCGGAATAACAATCATGGGCTCCCCGTTGATGGTCGCTGGCTTGCCCATTTTGTTTACCGTGACCGCATCCATGCGGCTGACAAGTCTGTCAAAGGGATTAGGCATTGATTTTCACAGCTACAATTGCGGAACTGGCAGCAGCATCTTCCCAGGCTACCCCGGCCAGCTCGGCACCTGTCGCGTCGTTCTGCACTTTGCCATCTTTGATATGAACCTGCTCACCGATGGTGATCGCATCGGTAGTCAGCTTGGGCAGCAGGAAAACCCCTTCGGCAAAACCGTCCCCCGCCTGGCCTGCCGGAATATCAGTAATGGCAATCGCCACGACTTTCCCCACCAGCACCGGCGAACCACTCAGGATCGCAACGCTGCCCGTGTTAGCAATCTCAATAGTTTTGCCATGCTGTACAAAATTATTCGCCATAAATTCAGTCTCCATCCAGCCCCTGTTGGGGCCGAATTCAGATACAAAAAAAGCCCTGATGGGCTGTGATGTGCTGCTTGGGTGGAAGGAATTATTTCCCGGTAGATTTCGCCAGTCCACGATAATCCAGAGGGGAAACACCAGCATCGATGCGCACCTTGGTCGCAATACCATCGGTCGTGAAGCCTTCCTGCTGATCGATATACGGAGTATCAACGCCGTTCAGGTAAGCCACTTCGATGGTGTCCGTGCCCTTAGCGGCGGCCAGATACCAGGCACTGGTGTCTTTAGCGTCAAGACGCGGCTCCGCGATAACTTCAGCAAAGTTCTGAATTGGGTTCATGATACCGGCGTTGATATCTGCCCCTTTCACACTGGCAGACTTGATCGTCTGGTTTGCCAGGGTTTCGAGGGCGACTGGCACCAGCATGAATGCCGGGCGAATATTCAGGGGACGCTCTCCCTCTTTCTGAAGGCGCATCATCTTGCGCGCTTCATCAAGGCTGGCTACAGAAATCGCGCCTGCGGAAATATTGCCGTGATCAGCATGGAACAGCGGCTTGCCATCAGCCAATTTCGCGTTTTCGGTAAGAACGGCATATACCAGATCGCCAATCGTCCCTTTTGCCGCGCGCCCCATCTTCATAGGTACATCGGTTAACTGATTCAGATCGTCGTTGATGATAACCTGACGGGTAATAGAGAAGATTTCACCGTAGGTGGCCAGCGCGATGCTTTCACCTTTATCTTTGGTGGTCACATACTTATATTCAGCCCCCTCGCGTACCTGGCGCAGGGAGGAGAAACCACCCAGACCGACACGATGCGCCGTTTTAAAGTCAGACAACTGGCCTTTCTTGGTCCACTGCTCAAAAGTTTCTGCCGCTTCCTCCCAGCCCTGAAGCAACGCTTTATTAGCAACGTCGAGCAGGATATTGCCGAAGTCAGACGTGCTGTGCGTCAGTGCCATACCGACCATCTGCATCGGGTTATAGCTGGAAACGCCGATGCCGCGCTCGGTCAACGCCATACGGGCATATTCGCGCAGCGTCATGCCGTTATAGACGTTGTCACGCTCCAGGCTCTCAAAGCCCGCGCGCGCCATCAGTGCCTGGCGAACTCCATCGCCAACAAAGTTACCGTTCCCGGCGTAAATATGCGCATCCGTGGTTTTATTCGACGGGGTTGCATTTTTGCCCAGCGCTGCCAGCAGTTCATCTTTAGCCTGTGCAACGGTGCATTCCGGATCCGCGATGCATTTATTCTGCAACTCATGATGCTTGCCGCCGAACATCGCAAAGAGATCGTTAATCGCGGTAACACGGTTCTTTTGCTCGGCAAGCACCTGTGCACGGATAGTGGCTTCATCAGAAGTTGACGCTGGCGCAGGGATCGTCGTTGTCGCCATCTGTGGTTGCGGTTGCTGCGGTTCGCGCTGGGTAGTATTGCGCGGCGGGGTGATCATGTTACGAATGCTGTTTGGCATCTTTTCAAAGTCCTCGATACGTTTTGATTGAATACAGGCCATCGCCTGCAGAGATGTAGTGACCTGATCGGCAAAGCCATGCGCCAGGCATTCTTTACCATCCATCCAGGTTTCATCGTCCAGCATGGCGGCGATTTCCTCGGTCGTTTTTCCTGTTTTCTCCGCGTACGCCGGGATCAGGACAGACTCAACCTTATCCAGCAGATCGGCATAATCCCGCATATCGTTGGCATCACCACCTGCGAATCCCCATGGTTTGTGGATCATCATCATGGTGTTTTCCGGCATAATGACCGGGTTGCCAACCATCGCAATCACCGAAGCCATTGAAGCTGCCAGACCATCGATGTGAACGGTGATCGCTGCGCCGTGATGCTTCAGGGCATTAAAAATGGCGATGCCATCAAAGACATCACCACCGGGCGAATTGATATGAAGGTTGATATGGGTAATGTCGCCCAGCGCCTTCAGGTCATTCACAAACTGGCGCGCCGTCACCCCCCAGTAGCCGATCTCGTCGTAGATATAAATATCCGCTTCGTTGTCGGCGCTGGCCTGCATACGGAACCAGGAATTACTTTTTGCGCTGGCTTTCGGACGGTGATGCGCCCGGTTCTTTGGCTTCGGCACTTGTGCCTCCTTTGTCATTGGCAGGGTCAGTGTCAAACACCAGCCCCATCTCTTTGTTTTCGTCGATTTCTGCCTTCCGTCGCGCCTTCACATCGTTCGGGTTACGTCCGCTGGCGCGGACCCAGTCGGATTCCGTTGCCGCTCCGCCCCGGATCTGTAACTTCCAGGCGTTGGCCTCTTTAACCGGATCGATCCACGGCATAACAGGGCCGGAATAAACTGCCGAGTACAGCGACTCCATATCCAGACCGCGGGGCAATTTAATCTCGCCGGCGGCCACCGCCATTTTCAGCCAGGCGCGGTACATTGGCCGGGTCACCGCGCCAATAAACCAGTCCTGCAAAATGAGATAACCGTCTGTTGATTCCACCAGTTCCTGCCGCTGCGCGCTATAGGTGCCGTTGTAGTTTCTGGCTGTGCTTGAAAAGCTGAGTCGACTGCCGGCTGCGACAGCGCGAAGTTGCCCATTACGGAAGGTTTCAAGGTTAGGATTGGGTCGGTCAGATTTCACCATGCCGATATCTTCACCAGGCTTAAGATCGTCATAAATGATGCCTGGCTGAATCATCACTTCCCGATCATCATCGTCGGAAGAACTGTTACTCTCTTCGAAGCTTTGCCCGTCCCCCTTTTTGATGTACATGCCCAGCGCGGCAGCAATACGTGCGGCGGTGAGCTCGGCGTCTTCATATTCTTTGAGTGCGCTGAGGCGCATCAGTACGCCAGACAGCATCGATACGCCCCGGGTCTGGTGCAGACGGCGGACAAATTTAAGATGCAGCATGTTTTCCGCATCCACTTCTTTGGTATCAAGCTGACGGCCTGAAACGGGCAGGCTTTTATAAACCTGATATTTCCTTGGTCTGCCCCAGTTGTCGACAAATACTCCCTGATTAAGCTGGCTGGCAGCATCGCTATTCATGGGAATAAAATCGGGTTCAAGCGCTTCAAGCCAGAAAGGAATACCGGCTGCTGGCGTAAGACCATTCCCGGTTCCACTGACAAGCTGGGCAAACACTTCGCCATCCCGCAGCCAGGTACGCAACATCAGGCGCTCAAGCATCGGACGGGTAAACTGGTTTGTGACATCTGGCCTGACAGACCATTCTGCCCATTTATTACGGATCTGATCGGCCAGCTTTTTGGCGATTTGACCGTTCATCAGTTTGGGATGGGGTTCAACAATAATTCCGGCTTTACCCACCACCCGTTCTTCAAGCTTATCGAACACCCCAATCACCAGATCATGGTTGTTATCGAGCCACCGGGCCTGCTCCCGCAGTGATACAGCCCCCATTTTGCTGAGCTGATCTGCCGAACGGTTTTCACGGCGCCCTTTGTGCGTTCTGGTCGGGGTAACGGCTTCATATGCCCTGATTTTCGCGCGCGCCTGCAGACGGGCAGCTTTCCAGCCAGGCGAAAAGACACCAATCGCATCATCTAAAAGGCTCATTTAAACCTCGCCAGTCGGTAACCGGGTCGCCCTCGGCGATGAGAAATAAGAGATGAGAGACGACGCTCCCACTCCTGCCGCCCTTTACGGATTTCCGACAGGTTCTCCATCGTCATTTCCTGCCCATTGAAACGGATAGTTTTGCCATCCAACACCGCCATTTCGGCTTCGGTATAACGCTGGATCATGGCTTCAATATCAACACGGTTCACAACCATCCTCCTGAAGTACTCCAAGGGTTAGCATCATCGGTTACGGGCTTTTTCCGCTTCCGTTTTTTGGCGGGTACTGGTTCTGGTGCCTGGGATGACGCTTCGCCAGCTTCCGGCGGCGCGTTCTCCAGCCAGGTTTCCCGCCTCGCCCACTCAGGAGCAGCGGGCCATTTGATTTTCTCGTAGCCGTGGAGGATGGCGAGCGCATCAGCGTAGACCAGCAGGTCAAATGCTTCATTTGCACCACGTCCCGGCTTACTCCATTTACCATCGGTCGAACGCTCCTCATAGGTCAGTTCATCGTAAAACCAGCTGCCGAGCCAGTCAGGGAAATGCACATAGCCAGGGCCAGGTGAATCACGCCACAAAGCGTTGTTCACCCTGTCTTTCAGAGCATCGGTCTGGAGCAGGTAAAGCGGGACATCACCAGAAGCCTGTGCTCGTCGACTTGAGCGTCCGGTATTATCAGGAAAGGTTCTGGAGATGAGTTTTGACCGGCGGACACTGTCGCCTTTGAACAGATAAACCTGTTTTCCTAGTCCCTCCCGACGGCACTTACGCCAGAATTTATAAGCGTTGTCGGTCACACCATCCTCACCGCCGGAGTCAACGGCCATCGCCATCAGCCGCATACACCGGGTCGGATCCGATGCCAATGGCCAGGCTTTGTTAAACGCATCGGTCAGCAATAAATCCCAGTCTTCCGGATAGCTTGCCGGGTCAATCTGCTGGCTCTCACCATTGGCGTCATGGCGCATCGACTGCCGGATGTTGTAGCGGTCCACCAGCCAGCGCTCTCCCATGCTGCCGTAACCAGTAATCTGAACAACAAAACGCCGGTTGCGCCCCGCCTGAACGTCGACGGTCGCCATAAGAAAACAAACCCCGTCCGGAACAGAGCGTTTTGGTACATCCTCTGCACGCTGCTCAAGCAATTCACTTTTACGCTGCTCCATGCTGGATCGGGGAAGGTACGGACGCCCAAAGTCTGTGTTGATTACCGTCTTCAGCGCTTCCTCGCTGCCGGTGGCCTGATAGTCCTGCTCGGCAGTAAGAAATTTATAGATGAGCTGCGCCCAGGTCTGGTACGCGGCGGCGGGTCCTTCCATCCAGAAGGAGGCAATGCGCGAGCGGCGCCCTTCTCCAGTGATAACACCATCGCTGCCGATGGTTTGCCCATCGCGTAGCCACACGCCTTTCATATTCAGCGAACGCTTCATATCCGGCGTGATGTGATCTTTACAGGCAGGGCATTGAAGACTCGCTTTCTCGCTGGCCTGAACAGGGTCTGCGATATCGTGATAACCTGTCATGTTGTCCATTTCAGGCTGGAAATATTCACCGCAATGTGGGCACGGCCAGTAAAGGCGACGGCGATCACCACGGTTGTACAGCGCCAGAATCCCCGTTGAGGGAGGTGCTTCATGTGGTGAGCTACGGCGCCATTTTGTGTCACGTATATCGCGGCCCGGCGAACTCTCAACCAGTGTCATACCTGATGACATGAACGTTGTGGTTCGCTTTGATGCCAGTGAAAAGGCGTCACCTTCCCCGTCAATGTCTTCCGGGAAACGGTCATAATCGGTCAGTGCCACGCATTTATAGTCCGATGAGGACATAATATTGACCGATGGCCAGCCGATTTTCAGGTAGTTCCCGGCACGAAACGTGCGATCATATACGTTGTTATCGTTACGCCTCGGGCTCAGTCGGGATTTCACTTCAGGGCTGCAACGGAATGTACGATCAAGACGCTTTTTGGAGTGCTCGCGCGCCTTTTCCTCAGTCATCTGAATCAGGAGCATATCAGCAGGATCACAAACAACGTTGTAAACAATCCAGCCATCAATCAGACCAATGGTTTTACCGGTTCGCGCCGGACCAACAAACACCACCGCGTCATATTCACGTGATGCCAGACAGTTCATCGGTTCAATCACGTAAGGTGCCAGATCCGGATCCCATGGAACGGAGTTACCCGCCCCCATTGGCACGCGCATATAAGTACTGACCGCATCGGCCACCTGCATTCGACGCGGGGCACGTAAGATACCAGAAACATCGCGGCGGATGCCTCTGGCAGATGCCCGCTTTGCCATCAGTCCTCCTCTGGCTCTTCCTCCTCTGCTTCAGCATCCTGTACCCTCTCCGCCATCTGATCGCGCAGGTCATCGATAACGCTCTGCACGCGAGAAACCGCAACAGGCGTTAATGCACAGTCACGCTCAAGTACATCAGGGAGGGTTTCAAGTACCATGACGACGGCTTTCGCCATCAATGAGAATTCGCGCGCAACTTCATCGGCGGGAATGAGCTGCCCCGTGTCCTGCTCAAACTTAAGTCGCTCATTCTCAGCTTTCCAGTGGGAAAGCCTGTCCGATGGCGGCATGTCATCGATATTGGCTGACACAGTAGGGATCATCAGTTCGGTCAGAATGTCGGTGATCAGGTAAAGCTTTAATTTGCTGTTGCTACCTGGTGCCGGTTCAATATTTTTCAGCCTGGCGGCAACCGTCTGACGGTGTACGCCAGTGATCCCCGCCAGCTGGTTGATGTTCAGTTTTAAAGTGGCAATTTCCTGGTCCATGATGGTGAACACTTTTTAAACGATTCGACATCTGCACGAAATCGCCTCTAATGAGATCAATAACCTGCGCAAATGATGATGATGACCTTAGATCCGAAAAACTAGCCGTTTTCCGCGAGCCAGCCGCCCCGTGGCAGGGTCCCCCTCCGGGAGTACCTTTTGATAATAATTATCAATTGCATCCTATCGGTTGAATCTTTGCCAAATAATCCCACCAGCCAGGCATTCATTGTGAATAGCTTTGCGGATTGTTTTTGCCAGTTCATCCATCGCTTTCTTGTCTGCTGCCACCTGCTTTGCGACATCACGCGCCGCACATTCAGCAGCGTTTTTCAGCACATTTTCGAGCACCGTTTCGAGATTGGTATCAACACCAGGTTTAACTTCGAACTTATCGGCACTGACGGTTACCTTGTTCTGCACCGGTTCATCACTGCGAACACCAAAGCTGATGTTGTAGATATTGGTCACCGGCTGATGTGTTTCGATTGCCGCTGCGCGGATAGCTCCATTGGCGATAGTGGCGTCCTTGATGAATGGCACTCCATTGCGAAGATGTTCGAAGGCGAGGGTGTTACGGTGTATGCGCTGTTCCAGCTCGCCGATTGCCTTCTGTGCGGCAGAGATATCAATCTCAACGCCAAGCGTCATCGAAGCGCAATATTGCTGCTCACCAAAACGCGTATTGACCAGGTGTTCTACGGCAAATTTCTGCCCTTCTGATGTCAGAAAGGTAAAGTGATTTTCTTTCTGGTATTCAGTTGCGGTGTGGCGGGTTTCGGCAAAACCCAGCTCGCGAAGTTCGGCGGTACCAGATTTAGACGGCAGGTCACCAGACAGCAATGCTCCGCGGAAAAACAGTGCATACAACACATCTGCAGCAGCGCCAGATAGCGTAATTATTTTGTTACTCATGGGATATTTCCTTTTAGACGTGAGCCTGTCGCACGGTAAAACCGCCAAGAGTTAACGGTTTACCCAAGCTCACTACTGAAAGACTCTCTTTGATGTGCGCGTGCGATGCGCAAAAACCATATCAATTGAATGAGTTTACGAAAGGGGATAATCTGAATTCTCAGTCCGCCAGCGGTGGGACGTTGGCGAATTATTCTATAGAGGAATGACTGATTTCCTCTTGAGGAGCTTTTAATGGCTGTAACTACATGTCCTAAATGTACTTCAACTAGGTTTGAAATGAAGGAAACTGTTGTAGCTGGGTCCCGTTATAGGGTTATGTTTATTCAGTGCTCATCGTGTGGGGCTGCGATTGGGGTGCAGGACTACTACAACACTGGCGAACTATTAACCAGACTCTGTAAGAAGCTCGGGGTTCAATTCTAAATTATCGTAATCTACAGCAGGAATACTGAACTCCTGCTGTAATGCCCATCACATTAAGTGAATGAGATGCCAAGACTAACCAGCACGGCTTTCTTTTCCTCAATTCGGCGATTAAGTTCAGCCACTGCATGCGGGCGAATAGCATCGAGAAAGGCTTTATCCTGATAGGTGGACTGAATTGTCACACCAAGCCCATCACCACTTTCCAGTATGCCTTTCTGTCGTTGTAGCTCTTTTATCCCGTTGTTGATGTAATATGCTTCGGTCAGATTTTCGACATTCATCATTCAACCCTTTTGTTATTCGACTCTCTTACCGAGTCGTAAACACGCTCACATGTCATTCCTGCCCTGTGGCTTTCATCAGATCGTTCAGCATAATATCGAGCTTCTTCTGCAAGGCGTCCGAGCATGTCGGCGAGCATTCTGGCATGGGCTCCGGCTGTTTTGCTTCTGACGGCAGTGGCAAGATCTGCGGTGTGCTTTGCGGCGTCCAGGCGGGTGGCGAGTTTTTTGGCTTGCTGCTGCAACTGGCTAACAGTGGCAGACAGACCAGCAGCAGTGGCAGCAGATTTTGCGGCTTGTGCTTGTGCATCTTTTACAGCCTCATCACGGGCAATTATGCGCCCTTGTTCAATCCAGCGTGCGGCAGTCTGCGCGTTCGCTTCCTGTGAAGATTCCATGCTATTGCGGTCAGCCCACTTCTTTTGCCAGCCCCGCTCACTCCAGATGTTCCCGGCAAGAAATGCACCAGCCAACATCAGCAAAACAATGATTGTTTTCCACCGCCCCTTAACAAAAGCAAAGACCGCTGTCATACCAGCAACGCCGCCCGCGCTTTGTTATAACGACTATTTCTGTCAGCCAGTCCATTCTGGCCACCGTTGATGATCTGCGTTACACGGACAACATCACCTGAATACATCAGACAACCACGTAATGTGAAATACCATGCAGCAGAACGGGCTGCATGTTTCTCCTGTGTCAGCAACTCAGGTGTGCTGATCAGATCCAGCTTCAGCGCCGCACCGCATTTGGCGTAGTTCTCGCGGCCGGTGATTTGAAGCAGGCCACGACCGCGATATTTCCAGCCGTCACCCTGGCTGTTATTCCCCATGCGGTCACCATAAACCAGATTGGCTATTTGCGGCTGGTGGGCCACCTGCTTACCATCGACACGCCCCAGCATTTCACACTGATAAGGCGTCAGGCGTTTACCAAAGGTTTTCTTCAGCCCGTCGACCGAGTAGTTGAAGCTCTCGACCAGCGAGGTAAAACCAGCAGATTCATGCCCAACTTGTGCAATGAACATGGCCTGATCGGTAACTGCTGTGATTCCAAACTCTTTCATTGCAGCATCAATGTGCGGAAACCAGCGTGCAGAAAGCCCGGCGCTGATACCAGCCGCCTGCTGAAATTGTTGTTGGTTCATGGGGATCCCTTACTTGGCGTCGCCACCAAAGCGAACATTGAAAACGCGTGTGGCCACTGAGCGCACCTGCTCAACGCCAACGAAACCCAGCGCGCCACCAATAGCAATGGAAAGAGACTGTGGAAGGCTGAAATACTCGAGTGCGGAAACAGCCGTCAGCGTCATAGCGCCACACATCAACCCTTCCAGCGCCATCTTTTTCCAGCCGCCACCACCATATGCAATCCGCAGTACAGCCATCGCTACCGATAAAAGAACTGCGCCAATTGGCGTATCACCGCGCCACCAGCTATGAAGTAACTCAATTAACTCCGTCCAGGAGTGAGGGTCGTTGTGCATTTTCATGGTCTCTCACCTCCGATTCTTCGGATGGCGCTGTGTGATGAAAGGAGGATCAGGCTTCTGGGCTCTTATGCAAAGGTAAAAGTAAGGGTGATTCCCAGAGCCTGAAATAGAAAAGGCCGCCAAATGGCAGCCCTGAATACGACAAAACCCCGCTGTAGCGAGGTTTTTAATGATGTTAAGTACGCGTCTAAGTAACCACTCTTAACACGTTACATTACTTTTTGCGGACCGCAATAATGTTTTTTATTATTAAAACAGGTATTTTATGGAAAAAAATCAAACCATAGCGAGCAAATAGTGACCAATACTACTTCTTTTCAGATCTTCTATGATGCAGAAGACACTGAATTGGCACAGCATAAAATTGATGCAAAAACACTTAGCATTTCCATAGGTTCTATGGCTGATTTAATTTCAGCCGCCGATAAACGGCTTAACGACGGTCAACAAACTGTGAAGTTGATGGTGACAAACCCGGCTGAGGCTGGCTCTCTCGGCGTATCCTATACGATGATGGAACTTGTCCCACATGCAATCAATGTTGCGAAAGTGATCGGATTGACAGGGTTAGCCGGCGCAGCAATTGGTGCACCTGCATTATCGTTAATTCGACAGTTGGGAAGTAAGAAAGTCATTTCCATCACGAAACGAGCAGGTACAAACCAATCCGTTCTTGAGCTCGAAGGTGAAGAGATTGTTTGTCATGATTCTGTAGCAAAGCTAGTGACTGATCCAGAAATTAGGAATGCTTTAGTGAACGTTGTGCGCGCACCTTTAGACGGGAAAGAAGGCGCAGTGTTCAAAGTTCTGAATGAAGACGGTATCGAAGTCGTCCGCCTGGAAGGTGAAGAAACTGAGGAAATAAAACCACTTCCCAGGGGCACTTTGCTGGAAAAAGAAGAATCAGTGGAAGAAGTAAACGTAAGATTCGTCCAAATAAACTTTGAAGGAACAAAAGGTTGGAGGATTGAGTACCTCGGAGAGGAACATGCAGTTTCGTTTGAGGATCAACTTTTTATACATCAAGTCCAAAATGGTATCGTTAGTTTCACCAAAGAAGATTTGTTTGTCGTTGACCTCAAAACAACAAAAACTTTCACTGCACGTAATGCTTCAACCAAGTATGCTATAACCAAAGTTAAGCGAAAACGCCCTGCTGAGGTTTGATTAACGTGGCATTAAACTTGCAGATAGCACAACTGATCTTCTGGATAGGAGTGATTATGATCATTCCTACCTTTAGTCGTTTCTGCTATTCGGCATCTGCTTTGCTATGGCGTCGATTGTTTCCTACCAGGACCTTTGAGTTCCGGTATCACGATGAAGATACTGGTACAACTAAAACACTCATAGTTAAGGTACCAAGAAAAAACGGCAAAATGCTTACCAGCCTTATTGATGAGGCTATTTCGGAGAATTCAAAACCAAAATGAGTTCTCAAAGTAAAGGTTTAAGTACTGGAAAAGCGACACTTTCCACTGGTGGTTGGGGAGCAATACTTAGCGTTTTAGTTGGTGCAGTTCTTACAGACCCCAACAGCGTGTGGAGGACGGTTGCTTATGCCCTTGTGCCTGGTGTTGCTGCTGTCCTTACCTACGTGATGAATTGGTTCATTTCTAGGCATGGGTTTGAATCACCAGAAGATGCAGCTAAACGAGCGAAGTGTAAACGAGATTTAGCTGAGATCGAAAAACAGCTAAGCTCAGAGCATTTAACCCCTGAAATTGAAGCCAGGCTGATGCAGGCAAAGGCCAAGACAATTGAAATACTCGTTTCTATTGGCAGCGACTCTATCCTTGAAGCCTCATCACGTTCGAGCCAACTACCAGATACTGCCGGGCCTCAAGGCTAACCGGCAGTCTTGATTTTAACAATCAATCATCCATGTCAAGTCGAATATCAAGCATAGCCAAACATCCGTCTATAAATCCTTCTGCCATCTGTATCTCGATGCGTATCAATTTCTCATCTTTTTTACGCGCTTTCGCAATCTTCCTCTTAGATATTCCGTATAGGTAGTGGGCAACAAGAAGTGAATGCTCATATGGTTTTCGGTTTTTCAATCGCGCCAGGCACCCTTCGATGATCAGCGCATCATCGTCAGTACATGACGGTCGGGCTCTACCTGTTTGCGGCAACAGCCCCTTAAATCCTGCAGCAATAGGAGAATAGTCCACACCAGAGCTGTCACTGGCAGCCCACCCCCCCCATCTTTCGAGCAACATTTGAATATCACGCATTACTTTTCTCCATACACTTAAGCTTTCGCAATTACGCCGATCGCCAGCGCCCGATCCATAAAACGCAGTAGCAGCTCAAGCTGCGTACCATGCTTCTGCTCGAATGCAGGTACATCGGCGTGTAACTCGTCGTGGCACTCTCTGCACAGAGGGATCACGAAGAGGTCATGGGCTTTTGTTGCTGTCCCCCCCATACCGTGCCCTACGATATGGTGCGGATCATCTGCTGGCCGTCGGCAACACTCACAGGGTTGTGTTTTAACCCAGCGGGTGTAAGTCTCATTTATCCAGCGGCGTCGCTTTGGCCTGAGCATGAAAGATTCTGGAGATTCCGGATCAACAGAGAGCGTGAGGATCTTCTTCGCCTTCTCCTGCACGAGGCTGGTTGCAGAAGCGGAAGGCACAATGTCGCTTTCCCTCATGACCGAGCGGATCTTCTCATCCGGAAGGCGTAGCCCCTTGTGCGCAACGCTTTCCGGAATAACATCAGCCAGGTCGTTTCTGACCATCCACCAGCACAGTTCCGGAAGCGTCAGGATATGCGACTCGGGAAAACCAGAATCACGCCGAATGACTTCCAGAATCCAGGATACCAGGTTTCCGGCCGCTATACCTGCAAGCTGTTCGGTATGCTGCCCCGACAAAGTGTGATCGCAATGCCAGCACAGGCGAATGCTTCCTGGTGGGTGCCGCATTGTTGTGAAGTTCTTGTCGTGCCACGTTGAATGTGGCCACTGGCATTCAAACCGATTACTCAACCATTGCTCAAGGGAAGAAATCCCACCGGCACGCTGAATAACCCTCTCATTCTCGAAGACCTGACGCATTACCGGATCATCAGCCAGCGGCTGAATGGCTGCCGGAACAGCCCCGGTACTGAATGACGCCATTTCTTCTGGTTCAGGCTCGAGCAGAACGCGACCACGCATGAAGAGGTGCATCAGTTCCGCTCCGGGACGGAACAGCACAATCCCCATACGATGGGCGATCTCGGGGGTAAGCAGAGCTCTCACGCGACCTGCCCCCTGGCAATGTGTTCTGCCCACAGTCCACCAATCCAGCGCACGCCTTTCGCCGTGAAACGTGCCTGGCTGAATGCATGATTTGAGGTTACGGATGTGCCGGTTTTCACTTCAAAACGGCCCGCATCAATATGCTGATGCCGTGGAGTCATCGTTCCGCCAAGGCGATACATGATGTCGTTCTCAAGGAGGAATAACCGCAGATCTGGCTCTTTGGCCTTAAGCAGTTTTGCCACCTGGCGGAATGACATTGACCCACTGGCTGTACAGTACCGATCAACAAACGCTACCTTCGGCGCCGCGGCAGCCAGTTCGTTAGTCAACTGCTGTTTTTGTTCTGCAAGGTCAGCTGCAAGACGTAGGGCTTCAGAGAATGATTGAGGAATCGTCTGCTGCTGTGCCTGCTCAAGCTCCTGCCAGCGATCAACCAGACGCGCGGTAAACTCCGGCGACAGCTGCGCGACAACGATATAACTGTCCCGCTTCCCTATCAGATAAACCGATACCGACTGATTGAGGTGATTTTTAACTTCCCCCATTGGGGGGAGTTCAATAACACCGCGCTCTGCCAGGCGTTCAATGGACCGTTTAACATGGTCATGTCGTGATTCCACCAGCTCAGCAATATCGCTGCTGGACATGGTTAATGCTGTTGTTGCTAATTGGCTCATACTTTTCTCCATATCAGGCGGCTGCACCCGCCGGTTCATATCTGCTGATCGTTATCTCTACCCGACCTTTCGGCACTACGGGTCCCCATTCCACCAGCATGCGCTTAATCTGGCTGTCGTCTTCCCAGACACCCGCATGCGTCAGCGCGTCAAACAGGGCTTTGTTGTAATTATCGATATCCCGGCGGCGCGCATCCGGCGGGTACAGAGTGATTTCTACCGCTGCCAGTTCAGTCGATGGCTTCGGGAGACGTCGTAATTGCTCAATGATCGCCACGCAGGCAGCGCTTTGGTATTTACGGCCATCAGCGCTAATGAGGTGACGACCGGCCAGCGGCCCCTTGTTAGGGGCGCGCCAGTAAGTGTTCACGCTCGGAGGAAAAGGCAGGATCAGTTTCACGCGGCCTCTCCCCGCATATTGCGAACAAGTTCAGAGGCTGCAGTAATGATTTCGCTGGTGGCCGTTCGTTCCAACCAGAGTTGATTGATGTTGGCTTTCAGCTTGTTCTGCTGAGCCTCACTCAATACGTCAACGCCTTCCACCTGGTTAAACACCAGACCAACTTCGAGAGGCCAGATACGTGACTCAGTTTCCGATGGTATGACTGGCTCCTGGGGTGCACGCATTGCAATTGTCGGCTCTTTTCCAACAGCGAATTGAGCCAGCGCCATAAATGCCCGACCTTTTTCCTCCAGTTCTGTGCGGTTGATATAGCTGAACCGCTCACCACGCCATGACTTATCGAATACAGCTATGGCACCGGCAAAAAACGCGCTGGTGGGTTTCTGTTTTTCGTCAGCAGGTACAAACCACACAGGCAGATCGAACCCAATGCGCCCGCGAATGAATACAATGTGATCGGCATCTTCCGGCCACCACGTTTCACTCGGCGCAGCTTTTATCAGGAATACATAGCGACCGCCCTTCTCGCGCTGGGCTGCTGCGTACTTCATGATGTGCGTCATACCAGTGATCGCCTGTTTCTCGTGGTACTGCGAACGGCTATACGGTGGGTTGCCATAGCCAGCGCCACCCAGTTCTGCCAGACGTTCAGACCAGTCCTGCGTCAGCGCGTTATCTTCGGCGGTGTACCATGCCGGGCACTTCGCGTTGTCGTCGTCTGCAAACAGGTCCAGAACTAATGGACCAAATTGCGCGTTGATCCCCCAAAAAAGCAGATCCGGTGTCCGCCACTGATCGCCAACTTCTTTCAATTCATGGGTTGGTTGGCTACGCAGTACCGCCAGCGCCTGGCAATATTTGTTTAACGTCACCCTCTGAACCCCTCTGGGATTTTGGTATCGACCGGGCCGAATTTCATTGGGTCATGCTTTCGTGCCCTTCCCCAATCCTTACGTTCCGGACGCCCAGCAGAATCCCAGCGATTTGCAGACTGGAGGTAGCCAGGAAAATTTGACGGGATAAACAGCGTTGTTGGGCGGAGGTATTCAGCCATCTTGATATCAGCCCCCCATTTTTCTTTGCTGTAGTCGATGACCATCACCATCTCTTCAGGGGTAAAACCTTCTCGCAGCCTAGCGCGGATATGCTCAAGCGAGGTTTTGCATACCTGGAATCTTGAGCCGGTGGTCTGGTTCAAATGGGTTAAAACCTTTTTTGCCTGGTCGGTAATCACAACTTCAGGGTCGGGTTGCTGCGCAACCGGACAATAAGTTTTTTTATCCTGTGTACTCTCCTGAGTATTCTCTGTGTAATCTCCTGTATGAAAGTTTGTGGGATCCCCGCAGGCTTGTTCGTTGGGTTGTCCCATACTTGTTTGCGGGGTTTCCACATCCTTGTTTGTGGAATCACCGCAATCTAGTTTGCGGGACTGCACCAATCCAGATTGCGGCATTTCCACATTCTGGATGTTCCGCAATCTGGTTTTGTTCTGAGGTGCGGCCTTCTTCACTGACTGCGTAGTTTCAAGCAGCAGCGCTTCCAGGCGTTCAGGATTAATGCGGTAGTGCATCGTTGCTGGGACACCACGGCGATCTTCTTCCAGAACGCCAAGCTGTATCAGACGTTTGCGAGCCGTTTCCTGTTCATCACGGGTTAATGCAGTCTCGCTGGCAATATCTGCCTGGGTCTTATACATCCAGCCGCCATCCATACGGTTATGCCAGTAGACCATCTGCGAAAGAAAAACAGCCGCAACCGGGCCAGCTTTAACTTTGCCAACTCTCAGCTTGGCAAAAGCCGGGTTGTAAGCAATTGGACGATCAAGTAACTGAATCAATGTTCCCATGGTTCCTTCCTTAACCAATCCGGCACAGTAATGACATAACCGCTGGTAGCCTCACCGAACTGCATCCCGTAATTTTTTCTCAAAAGAAAGCCGTTTTCGGTCAGGTAATTGATAGCGCTTATAAAATCTGCTGAGCTGCAACAGCATATGTCTGTAAATCTCTTATCTGAAATAAGCTTTTCTTTACCCCCATCACCGCTTCCGCTTACTTGGATAAACAACATGATTAAACGATGTAATGGGCTGTTAAATTTGTAATCAAATACGATATCGGCTTCAGTCATGGTCTTTTCCTTCAGGTTGATTTAGGTAGTGATTCTCAATGCTTACACTACTCGATTTATTCATTTCCCTGAATTTCCGTAGGAACTGCTCAAGTGGGCTGAAGCATTCGTGCGGGTAGCCATCACGCAGGTAGATAACACGCTGTGTTTCTGGCTCCCAGCGGATAACACGGACAGGCACTCCGCGGTGATCTTTGAACCTTCGGTTAAGTTCGCGCACAGGCGTTTTGCCCTCCGGTTGTAGACCCCCACAATTGAAACCGCCCTACTGTGGTTACACGGAACCCAGCGGTTTGATAATCTGCGCTCATACCGAAACAACGGAGTACCCGAAACCGGGATCATCCTGAGTTGCGGTAGACGGTTAAAAGCCGTTAAACTGCTCATGCGGATTATTTCTCCATACTCGAAGAGTTGTTCGCCAAGGCGCCCGGAGCTGCACACTCGCGGGCGTCACTCTTTTCTGGAAGGCAATAAACTCGTGAAATCAGGTTCAGGAACGTCATAAGCGTTACCCGGAACTGGTAGGCGATTTCATTCAGGCTGTCCCACTCCCCTTTATCAACTACACCATCATCGATGTATCGACGGTATGCGTTGACCAGATCCCCAAGCCTGCCCACCAGCTCAGCCAGCTTTAAGCCAATTTCTTCGTTCTCTGTTTCTGGTGCTGCGCCAGGGATATGAATACCGTTATCTGTTTGACGAGAAAACGCATCTGCTATGTAGCTAACACCGGCTGCTTTCTGTAGCACCATCGCCCATCCCATAGGGAAGATCTGATCCCCATCCACACGAAGGCGGTTAAACAATGCGTTCTCTGTCACGCCCAACCATTCCGCAGCTTCGGCGTAGCCACCAGGCAGATCGGTAATCGTCTTTTTAATCGCGACCACCAGCCAGGCTGGCTGACGTTCGACTTTCCAAATAGGTTCGTTACCCACGGTTTATTCCTTTTTCCTGTGGTTTGAGTTTTACTGAAGCTTCACTACGCTTTTCGTAAAGGTCGGGATGGAAAACCAATTTCCCCCCAGTCCGATAGGCTGCTTCTGCTGCACGTCCTTTCGGGATTAGGCGACCAGTTCTATTACGCCACTGGTAAACGGCCTCGCTTGTGATTCCAAAAAATTCGGCAACTTTCTCAGTACTGCCGAAGTAGTTTTCAATGTCATCGGTTGTCATAATGCCTCCTCAGCTAAGTTTGATTAGATATTAATAACCAATCTAACTTTGGTCAATAAAAACTAAGATTGCTTAGCCTTTTAATTTTTTATGGTGTTCAAATGGAAACTGTCGGTCAGCGTATCAAAGCTCTCAGGCGCGTAACCAAAACTTCGCAGAAAGAACTGGGTAAGTTCTGTGGTGTTAGCGATGTGGCGGTTGGGTATTGGGAAAAAGACATTAATGTGCCAGGCGGTGAGTCACTTTCGAAACTTGCAAAGTATTTCAATACTTCAATTGATTACATACTCTATGGCACTGAATTCGAAGGAAATCTGATAACCAAGATGCGAAGGATTCCGGTGATCTCTTGGGTTCAGGCTGGACAGTTTACAGAATGTAAAGCAGCAGAAGTTTTCAGTGAAGTAGATAAGTGGGTAGAAACATCACTCAGGATTGGTGATAGCTCCTTTGCATTGGAGGTCAAAGGTGATTCGATGACAAACCCTAATGGTCTTCCGACAATCCCTGAAGGGGCAACAGTCATAGTGGACCCTGATGCAGAGCCACTTAATGGAAAGATAGTCGTAGCCAGACTTGATGGGACAAACGAGGCTACTGTAAAAAAACTAGTCATCGATGGGCCTCAAAAGTTCTTAGTTCCCTTAAATCCACGCTATCCAAACATTTCAATAAACGGTAATTGCCTGATCATCGGAGTTGTCAAAGGCGTTCAGTACGAGCTTTAACCCACCTCTAACCTTCCTCTTAACATCAAGCTAAGAATAGTTTGGTGTTTTTTCTTGATCTAAAAGCTAAGTTAAGTTAGATTTCATTCATCAGTAGCGAACAGGCAGGACGCCCACGAAGTAGCCGCCGGTGGCGTATGAATAACCGGATGATTCGCTGACAGGTGTCTTCGGGAGGGGTTGCGAAGCTGGCTTGACCACCAGCAACAGAAACTCAGCCACGATACGGAGCCGTTAACCCACGGCGTGGAGTGTAAATACCGTAGGGGTTGTAGCTGGTTGGTCGCCAGCGCCCCGCCCGAAGATACCTACCACCGCGCCTGATGTGGTTAAAAGCAGGCTAAAGCAATAACAAGTAACTCCCTGTTCTGGCGGCCCGGTGTTTTCCCACTTGTCCGGTAACCGCCAGCCTTTTTCAGGGCGCAACGACGAGAGCATTGACGAGCAAGGCATAAGTGCTGGTTCGATTCCAGACAGTCCCATTCAGTTGGGAGGGTTGGGCAGGGAAAAGGTTCGTTCGATTCGAACACCGGCAGTGCTCTCTTCGTTGTGGTAAATGGCGGGGCTGACCGTCAAACGGTTGAGAAAAGATAAGCAGGCGAAACGTTCTAAGCGAACATACGGACTGATCGAACGCGGATGGAACGGGCGGTTACGATATTGAAACACCGCGCCACTGAGCTGGAGTTCAGCACCAGCAACCACAACCAAATCACGCTTAGGACCGTGATAACCGTAGTTCCAGTATTGCTGTGTGTAGTCTTGGCGGTACCAGGGTCTTCAACCTTATGCAAGGGGGACGAAGATAATGTTCTATCTCGGTACCGCCCTTTTTACGCAACAGAAAAGGGCATCACCGGGCGACGGGCTCATAACCCAATCCACCCGGGTAAAAAGAAAGCGGTATCTGCAAGCCGCCGACCAATGCAGGTGCCCTTCTCTGTTGTGTATGGAGAAAGTTCGGCGGTGGCAGCCGCCTTAACGAGGGTAAAACCATGAGTAATGACCGCATGACCGTAGTGCCAGATTTTCTTGGCGAACTGGATGCCGGCGTGTTCATGAACAAAATCGCGGCAGCACTTAATACCACCGCGCTTGGGGTTCTGAACAACGGCAACAAAGGCAAAGTAGTCCTCACATTTGATTTTGAGCGCATGGGTAATTCCGTTGAAGAGAAGCGCGTCAAGATCAAGCACAAGCTGAACTACAGCACCCCAACACCGCGTGGTAAAGCCTCCGAGGAGGACACAACCGAAACCCCGATGTGGGTCAACAAAGGCGGGAAGCTCACCATCCTGCAAGAAGATCAGGGTCAGCTGTTCGGGATCACTGGCGCGGTAGATGGAAAGCTTAAAGCGGCTCAATGATCCGCAACAACAAACTCATTGATACCAATTTGATCATCAGTTAATAAGGAATTTTTATGTCTCAGTTAGACAGCGGCACCTTCAAGCAGGTCAAAGACCTGGTTCTTTCCGGTTATCACCTGAATGATATTCATGGCCTGGCCTGCCCGACCGCATTACTGCCAGAGGGTACTGGCATTGAAAGCCTCGAGCGCTTTTCTCTGGAGCGTTTCCGCTTTCGTGGTGCAATGACCACAACCAGTATTGATGACTTCGCACGTTATTCTAAAGGTTACGCCAGCGACAGTGAGCCAGCTCGTTGCTTTATTGACGCTGACAACATGACCGCTCGTTCAGTGTTCAACATCGGCACCCTGGATAATCCCGGTCACGCCGATAACGTTGCTTCAATCACCCTGAAGAAAACCGCCCCGTTCCGCGCGCTACTGCAGATCGATGGTCAACGCCTGAAGCAAAAGCAAATCGCCGAATGGCTGGAAGACTGGAGCGATTACCTTCTGGCGTTTGATGCTGATGGCAATACGATGCAGATTTCCCAGGCTGCTCAGGCTGTGCGTCGTATCACTATTCAGCAAGCAACACAGCAAGACCATGAAACTGGTGATTTCGCTGGTAAAAAATCGCTGATGCAAAGCGTTGAAGCAAGCAGCAAAGACGTAATGCCTGTGGCGTTCGAGTTCAAATGTGTGCCGTATGAAGGTCTGGGCGAACGCCGCTTTAGCTTGCGTAACAGCCTGCTGACCAGCGATGAACCCTGCTTTGTTCTGCGCATCGTCCAACTTGAAGCCCAGGAAGAAGAGATCGCCAACGAATTCCGCGATTTGCTGATCAGCAAGTTCGAAGGTGAATCAGTGGAAACTTTCATCGGTAACTTTAAAGCCTAATTGCTCTGCATTAAATCCCCGGCGCCGCGGGGATTTATTGAAGCGTAATTCCATTAATTATCGCCACCCGGCGAGGGATTCTTGCAACCAAAATCTGCGCGGTGCAGCGCGCCAATATGGAGAAAACCATGAGCTACATTCAGACATTATCCGGTAAAAAATTTAACTACCTGACCGCCACAATCGACGATATCGATGTTGAGGATATCGCGACTGCTCTTTCCAACATCTGTCGATTCGCTGGGCATCTCCCAGAGTTCTATAGCGTGGCTCAGCACTCTGTGCTTGTAAGCCAGATTGTGCCGCCAGAGTTCGCCTTTGAAGCGCTGATGCACGACGCTGCGGAGGCATATTGCCAGGATATTCCGGCCCCGCTCAAAGCCTTGCTGCCTGACTACCAGCGCATGGAAACTTATATTGATGGTCTTATCCGCTTTAAATTCGGTATCCAGCTTGAGCAAGCTGCCGTCGTGAAATATGCCGATCTAACCATGTTAGCTACCGAGCGCCGTGATCTGGAAATAGATGACGGTTCGAAGTGGCAAATTCTTGAAGGTATTCCCTGCTCTGATCTCGTTCAGGTTATCCCCCTCCGTCCTGGTCAAGCCTATGGCCTGTTCATGAATCGCTTTAACGAACTTGTGGAGCTGCGCCAATGCGCCGCATGAAGGTAAAAGAACTCGTTGCGGAGGCTTTTGCCTCCGTTGCTGAATTGCCACCAAAGCATGCACCGCTTATGCGCGAAGTAGCCACCAGACTGGAAGCTACGTTCGCAGCATTAAAAGAGTCTCTGGTGCAACTGGAACAGGAACGTAAAGGTAAAACGCCATGACCGTATTTGAATATCTCCAGGCTCATCCGAATACCACCAGCGGTGAAATCGCCAAAGGTATGAACAAAACGACGCCCGCGGTCGCTGGCGCATTATCGCAACTCTATGGCACCGGCCGGATCGTGAAGTCTGGTGTTCGCAAGGGCATTCCAACATACCGTGTTAACGATATGCCGTTTGGGTGCAGTAACAGCCTAACCATGATGTTTAACCAGTTATTGAATAGAGCCAGACAGGGAGCAACACAATGAGTAAATCACTGAACGCACGTTGCATCCGTCGCTGGACTGTCGAATTTAAAAGCTGCTGCGATTCAAAATACGGTCCGTACTGGCGTAAGCACCACCTTCGCAGTTACATCCGGGAATGCGCCCTGACCACCGCTGATTGCATGGTCGAACGTATGGCTGAGGATAATGCGATGGTAGATTTTCAGGGGGCTAATCGAGGATGGTCGCCGGAGTTCTCTGCCTGGTACCACGAACGCCGTGAACAGTATCTCAAAGAGGCGCGCGACTATCTGAACGAAGACGCCACCAATGACGAGATCGACGAGGAAATCCAGAACGAGCTGGAGGCCTGGAATGGTTGAGCACTCCATTCTCGATATGTGCTGTGGCTCCCGCATGTTCTGGTTCAACAAGCAGGACACCCGCGCCGTTTTCACTGATATTCGCGCCGAAGAGCACGAGCTGTGCGACGGTCGGCGCCTGGTTATCAGTCCCGACCTGATTTCAGACTTTCGTTCACTGCCGTTCGCTGATTCTTCTTTTCCAGTTGTGGTGTTTGACCCACCGCACCTCGAGCGCGTTGGCCAGTCTGCCTGGATGGGCAAAAAATACGGGCGACTGAACAAAAAAACGTGGCGCTCTGACTTACGCGCCGGTTTCAAAGAGGCTTTTCGCGTACTGCGGCCACATGGCGTGCTCATATTCAAATGGAACGAGACGCAGATCCCGGTTAGCCAGATTCTGGCGCTTACAGATGTGAAACCTGCAATTGGACAGCGTACCGGGAAGAACGACAAAACCCACTGGATTATTTTTGTGAAGGACTAACTCATGGCAACTAACAACCACCCGGTGCAAGGTCCTGTATCACTCGATCGCCTGCACCAGATACGCGAACACCTGCAGCATGATACCCAGTACTCAAACGGAGGGAACAGAGCTTACATTCTCGCTGATATGTTGAAGGTGGTAGATGAGGTGTTGGCAGGTAGGAACGCCGAGCCAGTGGCAGATGTCGTTGCCTGGCACAAAGAAGGTGAAGAAAGAACCTGCGATATCCGATGGCGTCGTCACGATGTTGCGCCAGGACCGCTCTATGCTGTCCCACCTATGCCAGCTAGCAGTAAATTATAATTTTGTAAGCCCGGGTGCAGCCGGGTTGTATGGAGAAAATAATGTCGCGAATGATCCCCTTACTTGACTGGGCAAAAGAGGAATTTGGAGAGCAAGCACCAAGTGAACGCATATTGAAAAAATATGCAAAGGGAAAAATGATGGCTCCTCCAGCAATTAAGGTTGGTCGCTGCTGGATGGTTGATCGTAATGCTCGATTTGTAGGGATGCTTGCAGAACCGAAAATTCCGACTTCGGCCAGCCCAAGATTACAACGGATAATTGCTGATGGCTGCTAGACCACGCACTCACAAAATACCAATCCCTAACCTGTACTGCAAGTTGGATAAGCGCACCGGTAAGGTATATTGGCAATATAAACATCCTATTTCAGGTCGTTTTCACAGCCTTGGAACCGATGAATCCGAGGCTAAACAAGTCGCCACAGAAGCTAACATAATCATAGCTGAACAGCGAACTAGGCAGATCCTGAGCGTGAATGATCGCCTGGCACGGATGAAAGGCAGGCGCACTGAGATTACTGTTACTGAGTGGCTCGATAAATACATAGGCATTCAGGAGGAAAGGCTTAAAAATAACGAGCTTAAACCAAACTCCTTTCTTCAAAAAGGTAAGCCTGTTCGTTTATTCAGAGAACACTGTGGCCTGCAACATCTAAAGGATATTTCAGCCCTCGATATTGCAGAAATAACGGATACCATTAAAGCCGAAGGCCACAATCGCATGGCTCAGGTAGTCAGAATGGTGCTCATCGATGTTTTTAAAGAGGCGCAACATGCTGGACACGTTGCCCCCGGATACAATCCGGCGCAAGCCACTAAGCAACCGAGAAACAGAATAACAAGGCAGCGTCTTTCCTTTGAAGAATGGAGCGTTATTTATAAGACGGCGGGACAGCAGCAACCTTATCTTCAGTGTGGCATGTTATTAGCACTAATCACTGGTCAGCGTCTTGGTGATATATGCAATATGAAGTTCACCGATGTATGGGATGACATGCTCCATATCGAGCAGGAAAAAACAGGTTCTCGTCTGGCTATTCCATTAGATCTTAAATGCGAGGTGCTGGGCCTCACTCTCAGAGATGTTATTTCAAAATGTCGGGATGCGGTTGTCAGTAAATATCTTGTTCATTTCAGGCACACCACATCCCAGGCCAATAGAGGTGATCGAGTGTCGAGCAACTGCCTGACATCCACTTTTAAAAAAGCCAGAGACAAAAGTGGCCTGGAGTGGAAAAACGGTACGCCCCCAACTTTCCATGAACAGCGTTCTTTATCGGAGCGACTGTATCGTGAACAGGGTCTGGATACTCAGAAACTACTGGGTCACAAGACCAGAAAAATGACGGATAAATATAACGACGATCGAGGGAAAGGCTGGGTCGTTGTTGGGGTAAAAACGGGGTAA